CATTAATTCTCGTACCACTTAATTCAGACACAGCAGTATGCGCGGACAAAGCACCTTGTGCTAATTGTGTAAAGCCATCAATGCAATCTGCGGCAGCCGTAGATAAACCTGACAAGTCATAATTCAAATTCCAGTCATCCACTACGCCATAGAAAACCGCAGAGCCACCTGTGGAAACTTTGATTGTGCGTTTAGGAATGATTTGCCCATAGTAAGGACTGGACGCATTTTCTGGATCGAAAACTCTTGTGTTGTTGTTAAATTCAATCGTGGCAATACCAGCCGTGAATTTATCTAATTGTCTTGACTTTCCGCGCCTAACTGATACTGCACGGACAAATTGTGTAACGTCATAAAATAATTCGCCACCAAGTAAATACTCTGTGTTGTCTAATACGCCTGCAACTGGATCATCTAATAAAAAGAATGGCCCACCTAAGCCCGAAACATCAAAACCAATTTCTACTACGGTTGCTGGAACTGACATTTACGCACTCGCAAATACTGGTCCAGAGGATTTTTCAAATCGTTTAATTGCATCAACAATTTCTTTACCAACCTGTGCGCCATTTGTTCCCATACCTGCATTTACATTTATGTTGTAAACAGTAGTTGCAGATGTCGTTGTAGATGCAGATGCCGATGGAACAGAGCCATCTAGTGCAACTGTGGAACTCATAGCCATATCGCCGACTGTGTTTTGTAATTGCGCAGTCATACTATTAATGCCCTGTATGTAACCAGCAACTACATTTTCACCAATCTCGGCAAAGGCTTTAGATGGTGATGCTATTCCTAATGCTTTTTTTGCCCACTTAATTGGATCGCCAAGTTTGTCAGTGAGCCAATTTTTAAAGTATCCCCAACTCTGGTTAATGCCTTGTATGATTCCATCGACTAAATCAGATCCAATAGTTTTAAATTTTTCGATTAGCGTTGGTGCGTAATCCCTAATTGCCCGATACAGTTTTGCAAGCGGATGATGCTCTGCGATAAATGCACCGACTGTATTAAACACATCTACGATAAAATCTTTTGCCTTAACAACAATGTCTTTTATGTTCGACATAGCATTGCTTGCGGATTCTTTTAACAAGTCCCAATGATCGATTACATACTTAATACCTAAGACCAACAAACCGATCGCGACAATTACCATACCGATTGGATTCATAGCCAAGAACTGCATTACAATTCCAACGGTTTTAAAAATCACAACAAGATTGCCAAGTGCGCCGATTGCCATACCGATAACTACTAACAGTGGACCTACGGCTGCAACAATTCCTAAAACGGTCACGATCATATTCTGAGTTTCCGGTGATAACTTACTGAACTTGTCCACTAAACCTTGTAGGAATTTTGCCATTTTTTCAACTGTCGGTGCTAATGCTTGTCCGATTGCAATAGCGGCAGTATCAACAGAACCCTTTAGTTGTTCTAGCGCACCCTTAGTTCCAGACATTCTTGCGTTCGCTAAGTCTTGCGCAATGGCTTCCTTATTTACCGCATCTGATAATTCTGAATAACCCTGTACACCAAGATTGATCAAGGTATTTGCAGCACGCATACCCTCAACACCAAATACCATTTTTAGTGATGCAACTTTAGCAGCATCGCCCATTCCACTATATGTGTCTGTTAATTCTTTAACGATTTCATTCATCGGTAGTAACGAACCGTTTTGATCTAAGAATTCCAAACCAAGTGCTTCTGCTTCCTTAGCAGCCTTACGGGTTGTAGGAATTAAACCAAGCAACATTCTGTTTAAAGATGTACCAGCAGTTGTGGAATCGATACCCGCATTGTTCATTGCGGCAAGTGCGGTAATTGTGTCACCCATACCGACACCTAGAGTTGATGCTGTCGATCCAACATATTTCATACCATCGGCTAAATCTTGCACGCCAGCCGTAGATGCAACTGCACCAGCAGCAAGGAAATCAACAGCCTTAGTCGTATCCTTTGCGCTGAGTTTGAACGTGTTCATTGTTTGGGAAATAATTACAGCAGCATCAGCAAGTCCCATACCCTCAGTTGCAGCCAAGTTCATCGTGGCTTCCAAAGCACCTGCCTGAATTTCTGCTGGTGCCAAACCACCCTTAGACAATTCAAGAATTGCGTTTGCTGCTTCGCCCGCACTAAACACGGTGTCTTGTCCCATTTTCAATGCAAGATCACTTAACTGTTTCATTTGATCACCAGTTGCTTCTGCATTTACTTGCACAGATGCCATAGACACTTCAAACTCAGCAGCAGTTGTAACTGCGTAGCCACCCATTAACGCTAAAGGTGCAGTGACATTCATCGTTAATGACTTGCCCGCTTTTTTAAATCCCTCACCGATTACATCTGCACCGACAGCAAACTGTTGAAATGCACCCTCAGCCTTTTTGATGTCGGCGATTGCGCGGTTCAGATCCTTGTTATCCCACGCAGCAACAATCGGCAGAATAATTGCCATTACTTAATCACCAACTTTGCATTTAATTCAGCAGACACTTTCTCTAAGATTACAAGAACATCTGACCTGATCTTTGGTAACTGCGACATTGCACCGCGCCAAACAAATCGAGATGGTGATGCGTATCTTGAACCCAAGTTATCTATTAATGCCCGACCTTGCCCATTTATTGCGTGCGTCTGTGGTCTACCACGCCGTTGATATTCTCTAGTCTGTCCGCGTGAAGTTTGATTACGCTTGCCAGCCATATCAGCAATCTGTAAACCTGCCGCACCTTTAGTACCCTTTTTGCCACCAACCCAGATAGAAACAATTGAATATTCATTCCGCGCTGCGCGCTTACTAAAGTTTGTACGCACAGTTGCTTTGATGTTCGATCTATCCCAAGATGTACGCCCAGTATGCCGCATACCACTTAACGGTGGTGAATCAGGAATCCAACTCATAATGTTTGTTGCAACTGGTTCTGCCGCGTTTTTTAAATCTCTGCGTGCAGCAGTGACGATCGTACCCTCAACAAGTCGCAGCGTGGCAATAGTTTGATCTACGCCATACACTCTCGGTGTTGCCATTCGTCACCTTCTCATTGTTTGCTGTTTCGGTGACGCAGATACATTCCCATCGTAAATAACATACGATCAGATTCATCTAGCAAAACTGACGGAGCAATGCCAGTTTCACACGCTAGATACGCTATGTACCAGTGTTGGCTGCTGTCTCCAAGACCTGTGATTTTGGGTCAGCATCACTTGGGGCAATGCTTTCCACATCATCTAGCCACGAATCAAAATCTTTGTCAGTTACCTTTTGACGATTTAACGAATGCCACGCCAACCACAGTAGGTCAGTTAGTCGCATCTCAGTATCAAGTCTTGCAACACTTCGTTGGTATTTATCCTCAAAGGCAACCAGATCTTTAGCAGAACACACTACGTCACTTGTTTTGTTGTTAGTGAATTCCACGCGCAGGGTGATTCTCATTAGGCAGTAGCCCTACTGACGGTGCCAGATGTAGGCCACGTCACGCTGAATGTTGCAATGTCGCCGACAGAACTAGCGTGTGGTGTATATGAATTCACCAAGCAAGTTGCGGTGTATGACGGATTAGTTGCAGAAACAGTTGAAGATGTCGGAACAATTACAACAGTTGCAATGGTGTTGTAAAGCGGAAACAAAGTTGCGTCTACTGATGCTGCTGCAAAATCTTGCATAAATTGCAATGTCAATGAACCTGTTTTAAGTCCACCAATGCGCTCACGGAAAGTTCCACCAAATGCGGTTGTTTCCAAGTCATCGGATTCTAGTGCAAGTTCAACACTATTTAAGTTTGTGGAAAAGTTAGTGCCATTGATGGTCACCTTGTAATCCGTGGCTGCGAATTTTGCCATTCTTTTTTTGCTCCCTTAGTCTGCGTAGCAAAGTATGATGAACTCTGCTGAGAAATAGTTTACATCACCAGCAGACACTTCACCATAATTGCGAACTTCAGACACTCGTACGTCATACGCTGCACCGCCAAGTGTCTTATCTGATTCTATTGCAAGTTTGATTGAGTTAGCACCTGTCGATGAAACCCACGAATCCAATGTATCTTGACCAGTTCTCTCGGATACACGGCTGACCAAAAGTAAAACAGAGAAATTGTATGTGGTCATTCCACCTTGATACGCACCGTCATAACTTACAGATTGCGGTAAGACAATTGCAACTGGTGGCTTTGGATCGTCAGGAACTTTCGCTGCTGTTCGTAATCCAGTAATTGTTGCAAGGTTGGTTGCAATTCCCGTTCTAAGATCTGCGACTGATGCCATTATGCAAAGTTTCTTGTCTTGCGATACGGAGCAATCAACTGCTCAACATCGGGGTCAAGGTAACGGCTAACACGGACTGCGCCCATATCGCCAAATCCCGCAACTCCAAGTGGTGAATCTAATCGTTTGAACAAACGTGACGATTGAATTACACAAGCCTGTGTGATTGCGATAGGGACAGATGGCCAACCAAACACCGCAGTTACTTTTACTAAAGCCTGATCTGCTTCGACAGGATACAAGTAATCCTCAACTGCACGAATGCGTGTGTAAGGAACAGACAAACCATCGGTGTATCCGTTAGTTGGTTCTAGTTGGTAATCGGTAACTTTCCAAGTTGTATCGAATACGCCATCACCGGCAGATGAAGTTTGTAACGTGATTGCCGTTCCAGCAATATCGTCAGTCTGCACAATGTAAGAATCGTCTGCCGCGTAATAACGCGTGGCAGTTCCAGATGAATAGAACGATCGCATTGCAAATCCATCGATAGCGCGTGATGCGGATTCAACCGCCATCTCGATTAGTGTGTCATCGATATTGTCTGTAATGCGCATTGCTGCTTTTACTTGTACCAATGTGGCATAGCCATTTGTGATTGCCAAAGTTTGCTCCCTGAGTCTGTATCTATTCTATGACAGACAAAAGAAAACCCCTGACGGATCAGGGGGTGTCTTTTTCGTGTGTAATTAGCCGTTGAGGATCTTGTCTATTTTTTTAATACAACGGGTGCAGCCGAAATCATCTGCATAATGTGGTTCTGTTGGAAAAACTATGAAACGAGAATTGCAAATGGCGTTTGTTTTTTCATCGTTACCTAAGTGAACGATGTTTGTTTTGCAATCCTGAACCAATGTAAAACCTAGTTCTATTGCTTTTGTTTTGTAACTAATCATTGCTTGCTCCTCTGTCCTAGCGGGTAACCCCGCGCTGTTAGAACAAGCATACGCCTATGTATAACAAATGTCTAGTTGATTTGAGAAGTTTTTTTGCCTAGTGACATAAGGGTTTTTGATAGCCAATCCGAAATAGTTGCCCGCGCCTGTCCATCGTTAGGAACAAAATGCCCCTCATATTCATAGTCCACATCTATGTCTAATGTCGCATCATAAGTCGCGCCTGACAGTGCAGTTCCCAACCAAAAAACCCAATCATCAAATGGTGCGATGCTCTGGTCGAATGCAATTTTTTCCCAGAGCCATTTTCTAAACGGTGAACCACACGGAATCATATTTGCACGCATACTTAAAATTTCATCTG